GTCAACAACGGATTCCGCTGCTAGTGAATATAGTCAATTAACCTCCTCATGTGCACTGCTAGTCTTGGCAGACCTTGCACAAAGCTCTTGTTTCTATTACAAGAATAAGACGACCTCAAGACGCTCAGCCCTTCTAAAGCTGTCTAATCATTTGAGAAACCTTTACGGCTTCCTCAATGAAAGGACTCTTAGAAAGGAAGAGGATATCAGCATCCTAAAACTGATACCTGGTAACTCTAAAAATCTAGATAACTGCAACCACTACTTAAGATCTCATCTAAAAAGAACAATAATGTTGAAAGATGTGCCACTTTTCGAATATACTAAAAGACAATTCCTATGGATCCAATCATGTTGGCATTCCCTAATAACTCCTATTTCCCTTTGCTTAAACCGTCAAACACGTGCGTTTAATAAGGCCTTCAAAGTCCTCGTCAAATCAATAAAGGTAGTCCCAATTCACAAAATAACAAAGAATCGTCCTCGATTACAATCAAAAAACCAACCCATTCAGAGATGGAAACTGAAAGAAACCGATTCAGACTCTAAGAATCTTATAACCGAGAAATACCTAATTGATGAGAGAGGAACAGCGAGTAACCTTAAAAAACTACAAGCGTTGATTGAAAAGGCAATACGTCAAGGAAAATGTAGAAGAAGAAGTAAGGACATATATAATAAATATTGCGTCGAGTTCATAGGAAGACGATTCCTAATGAACTTCTTAATACTCTCTAACTTTGGAAGAAGTCTCCCAATCCTAACCGAGGACCTCAGTGATGAAATTCCAAAAGCTGCTCTACGTTTCCTAGAACAACATGAAAAACCAAAACCTACGGACCAAGAAGAACTAAGAACCTTTCTAAGAAAGAAAGTATTCCCGCAAATACCTAAAAATATATGGAACCAAATGAAAAGACAAGAAGAAAACCCTCGCTTTAACATTTCCGCATGTATAGAAAAATCTCTCCAAGATGGAGGAACTTATGAATACTTTCGAGAAAAAATCCTCGAACGAAAACGAATAGAAAGGGAATTCACAGGAATGTCATATAGCGTACCGTTAAGTGATGAAGTAACTAAAGAAGATTGGTGGAATGAAGTCATAATCGAAGCCCTAAAGCCTGAAAACGGTTCAATGCCACTAAGCCTACAAATAATTAAAGAAAGAGGATGCAAAACAAGACTGCTAAGTAAAACTAAAGCTGCCCTATCTGCAATTCTAACTAAAGTCAATGATCAAGCGACTACTCTATGTAAGAATATCAAAGGAATCCGAGAAGGATATCAACTTCACTCTAAGAATGCAAGTCGAAATTCAATCGGAGCCAATGAAGTTCTCAATACTCTAACAGATTTCGGAAAATACCCTGTTCGAAGCTTCTATGAATCAGACTGCTCGGAAGCAACCGACCATATCAACCCAGAATATGCCCGAATAATTATAGAGGAGCTCGCGAACTGTCTTCAATGGACCCCCTTAGAAAAGGAGATTGCATTAAAAACTGTGTCCAAATCGCATGACGATAGATACTTCATAATCAAAGACTACAACATCACGGAAACCAAAGGATCCTATACTATAGAAAGAAATATCCTTCCTAGCTTTAGACCCGACGATAACCGTATCAAGGCAGAAGGGACTCAAACCCAAACTAAACCATTTAACTCAGAAGGAAAACTCCCTCAATTCGAACCCGGCTCCATCTTCAATCGAATCCCACCTACAAGAGGCGGAATAGGAATGAGAAGACGACCATCAGGACGAATGATGAGAAGACCTACCGAATCTCATGAAAGAGTAAGAGCGCTACAACCTTCTATAATTTCAACTCCAAAATGTATGCTAATACCGACGACTCATTTCTTTGAAGTAACTGATATGATTGAAACGATCAAACCAAAAACTCCAAAGATCATTGACGATATAAAAGAACCAAAAAAACTACAACCTATAACAGAATCAGAAGTAAACCCAGAAAACTGGGCTAAGATACAAGAAATGAGAAACCACATTAAAATGATAATCTCTCAAGGGCAATTGTCAGGAACAGTCGGAAGTGCTCAAAAACCAACGAATCGAGAACTTCTCATCGATTTTCATCAATTAGTCGATACAGGTGAAATGTCTATGGGTAACCCAATTTACATAACAACCTATAATAAACTAGTGACTGAAACACCAGACGGCTTCCAACCAATCGCCAATCCTATATTCTTAACCGACTCCCTAAGGAATCGTGTACTCGAACTACATGAACTGTTAACGGAATTAGCTTCTAAGGAACCCGAAACAGAATATCTTCCTCTATGCTCACGAGATGTCGAAATCGAATACGAGCCTTATAATAAGGTAAACTCAATCCAACTCCAAAAATCCTGGGCAGACATAGAATCTGAACATCCATCTCTCTATACAACAAGAACTGAAACTACTACTCAAAAAGAGCAACCCTCTCCAGATCTATCAGAAGACCGATATAAAA